TCGAGAGTTCGAATCTCTTCATCCGACCCGACCCTCACCCTCCAACAGAGTCCGGCCAGGGATCATCCGAGCCGGTGTGCACAAAGGAGGTGCGCCAACGATGCGACACACAACAGGTGAACGTGATGGCGCGGCGCGAACGCCATCCCGTAACCGCAGAGAGCCATACGCCAGTTCTGATTCCCGCGTGATGAACCCCCGGGCTGCATAACCCGAGCCGGGATCACAGCCGAGAAGGTCAAGCCCCGAGCATCTCTTCTCCCAGACGTGATCTCCTTCCCTTCCCTGCCAGGCCCCAGACAGGACATGCGTGAACCACAGACACCCGATCGGCCGTTCCTGGTGTGAGGACGTGACCGCCGCAACCGGTGCCGGGGACCAACTATTATTGAGTTAATGTAGACATCGGCAATTTTGCTGATTAAGCGTTAACTCTAACACCAGGAGGATAGCAATGAAGAAGACGCAAGACTTAGAATTTAACAATGGGTGTTTGGGCGGTTATTATTGCCCTTCCACTAGTCAAGGCCTAACATCCCAATTTGAACTTTTGGGTGGGCCTTGGTATTGGAACTACGGAGTAGAACATGCGACCGCTTATAAAGGTCCAGGTTCGTTCGTAGGAACCCAGGTATTCGAGTCTTCGACCAGAAGACGCCCCATATTTAACGACTGCTCTAACTACAAGTGTGTTGGGTTTAATTTTCCCTTCTGCCTTGTAGGAGAACATTATCGCGTACCATCACGTACAGTGGTGATGTATGCGTACATGTACAGTCTTGGGACGTACACGGTGCCAACAATAACGGCACCCGATTGGTCCTTGTGCGAAGGCGCAAGGCGTCGTGCGTGGTGGAGCATGCAGCCTCGATTTGAGGGGGAAGTCCAAGCTCTTAACTTTCTTTTTGAGCTAAAGGATTTCAAAGATCTAGCGAGACACCTCGGAAATTTTAATTTTCGACACGCCTCAATAGAACTTAATAAACTCAAGTCTTGGCTAAAGAGAACCTTCTTTATTAACGGAAGGGCTCCCATAGGTTATTTCAAAGACCTAGTGAGCTACTCTACACTAACATTGGCCCAACTGCACCTTATTAAAGCTTTTGCGATAGACCCAACAGTTTCAGATGTGTTGAGTATTATTGCACAAGCGGGTACAGTAGTCGACGATGTACAAAAAGAGTTCTTTGATCGAGGGCAAAGTGCCCAAAGATCGCATTTTGGTGAAGAAATATCTTCATCAGACACTGTTGTGCCAGGAACTTTGAATAATTACTGGCATGGTAGTGGAACTCGCTCGTCGCTTTCCTTTAATGCTACGCTAGAATATACCTATGATTATAGGATGCGTAGTAGGAATGATGCATTAAAAGCATACTATGGGTTAAATGTAAACGCAGAAGTTGTTTGGAACATGCTACCATTCAGCTTCGTTGCCGACTATTTTATTTCAGTCGGCAAAGCACTTCATGCTATGAGGACAGATCCAAATGTTACCCTTATGCCCATTCAATATTGTGAGTCTCTGTTGAAAACAGAAAGCTCCGGGCAGTATTTTACGGGTGACAGTCGTATCCTTTTCGTCTATCTTCCGGATAATGATATACCGGAAGACACTCTAGGCCAATATCAAGGCTATAGAGCGACGCACTTCCAAAGGCGTGTAACTGCTCCCAATAAAGGAGCGGCATTACCGAGAATAAAACTGCCAAGTACTAGGCAGGTAAAAAATCTCGTTGCACTCGCCCGGTGTTTGTGGTAATCAACCACAGTAAAAAAGACCTGACTTCATCCCAGGTAACACTACTGGCGTCCTACCATGCGTACGATAACCGCATTTAATTTCTTATAATGATAGGAGACAAGACCATGGGATTATTTACAAATCCAGTTATTTTGAGTGACGGTGTAGGGAATAGGACTTATACGCCCCTGTACCAACTTCCTGATTCTAAATCAGTTATTGGTGTTTACACAGAGGCCGCTGCAGCATTAGCCGCAGAGTCCAAGTTTGTCATTAAACATGACATTTCCGCTACGGTGCCTCGGCACCTGTTTCAGAAGTCAATTTACTTGACTCCGGCCGCAGATCCAGACTCTGAACTTCGAAGAGTGACTATGAACTACACTCTCGTCTGTTCGAAGTATTTCACTGCTGCTGAGGTGCTCCCCGAGTTCGTCTGTTTTGTTGACGCTCTTGGTGAGGCTAACTTCAACGCGTTGATTATGGGGAACAATATCTAATGATAGAATTCGCCATCTTTCAACAGTTGGTCGAAGCCGTTGTTGTCGTCATTCATATGATCTTTTGGGTCATACTGGTGTAAGTTTCCATGGCTGGAGAATGAGATGGTTAATCCCACCCGTTCTGAAAAGCCAAGGAAAACCTCTAGAACTAGAGGTGTGTCAGGTGAGGCTGCTAACCTCAAGGCATATTACAAGGATAATGATGTTGTACTTAATCACCTTGAAACTATGCTATCTGATATCTACGACAATAACTCATCATATGGTAAAACTGACTTTTCTTACGATATTATTACTTTACGTAAGAGATTTCTTCATGAGGGCCTTAGCTTTGCAACTAAGACCCTCCCTAACTTCTTTGAATGTACGTTAAGATTCATTGAAGAAGGGATTTCGGACTATCCTGGCTTTAAAATTAAGCGTGGACGTACATACCCTGTATTTCTACAGCGGCTAGTAGCTCCGATACATGAAGCACCTAATGATGAAAATACGGTCATATGCATAAAGCAATTATATCAACTTTGTGCAGCCTTCAAAAAATTGGAGGGTCCGTATAAACAAAGTGTACTCGACAAGCAGTTGGTCGACTTTGTGGAGACAGACATCGAACTCAGATATTTAGAGTGGGATGCGGAGCCTAATTGGCCCATACTTCGGCACGCTAGGAAACTTATTGGTTTGGTCATCAAGGGGTTAAATCCTTTTGACCCTGATCAGGCTAATGAGTTCTTGCCTAAACCAGGACCCGGCGCAACGAATACTCCAACCAAAGCTAATGTGCGTTTTTGTCCGCACACTAGGTATACTGCACTCGACAGTTGTTTCCCTCTTGAAGAATGGTATTCTATTCCAAAGAGGTATGGTGACGATATGGATCATGAAAATGAAACCCATATTGATTACTTCCTGCGGTACTATGGCAGGACAACTGTAGACAAAAACAAACGGTTCGGATACAGTCATCTAAAGGGATTACCAATAGTTGACAAACCGACCTCGAGGTTGAAGTTTGTACCAAAAACATTCAGTAAGGCTCGAGGAATTTGTATTGAACAGTTGGAAACTCAATGGCTCCAGCAGGCTGTAAAAACAGCTCTGTATCACCGTATCGAACAACACCCCCTGACAAGGGGCCTCGTTAACTTTACGGATCAAAATGTTAATGGAGCTTTGGCGCAAGAGGCCTCCTTTGATCGGTTGAACGCGACTATCGATATGTCGGCTGCTTCCGATCGTATTTCAAGGAAACTGGTCTCCTACCTCTTCGCTGATAATAGCGAGATGCTTGACGCACTACTCGCATTATCTACAGAAGAAATTGAGCTACCCAAGGAAGATAGGATTAATTTTATTAACCTTTTTCCTACGGCAAAATATGCCCCAATGGGTAGTGCTTTATGCTTTCCTATTATGTCTCTTGTGCATTTCGCACTTATACAAGGCATAATACTGTTCTCCTCAGTACCGTGTAAATATGATTCTGTGCATGTTTACGGTGATGATATTATCATACCATCGAAATGTGTACAAGCCGTTTATGATTGGTTGCCAAGGTTTGGCATGAAACTCAATGTAGAAAAGAGTTTCTACCGATCAGGCTTTAGGGAGTCATGCGGTACACATGCCTATAATGGCCATGTCATAACCCCGACGCGTTTTAAAAGCGTCATAACATCTAAGCCGTGTTTTCCAGGCCTACTATCCAATCTCAAATATGAGACTGACCTTTATTACAAGGGTTTTGTTAGGACAGCCAAGCTAATTCGGACCTTAATCCAGAAGGTGTACAAGGGCGCAAATAACTGGCCCGTAGTGACACCAAAATCGCCTGTTCTCGGATGGATTCGAGAATTTGGTGATGCGTCTTTACCTGAGGTTACACCTCATAAAAAACGTTGGATGAAGGGAACTAGTCTTATGGACGGCAGACGCCAACCATTTGACTACCAGTGTTTTGAGTATAGGGTCAAAGTTTTGATCCCTATCTCAGAAAAACTTCCTCCTTTGGATGAAGAACAGGGTTATCTCCGTAAGTTGGTAACTCATGTGCTGGACAAGCCGAGGCACACGGATGGGACCTGTGATCGATTTAAAATCGAACATAGGTGGGTGTCTGAACCACTATTACGACAGAGGTAACGTAATAGCGTAAGCACCCCGGGGCGAGCGTGTATGCTAAACGCGCGAAATATAGAGCTTTAAGAAAAGCTCTCTGCTCCCGAAAGGGAGCAGGGGGCCTCAGCCAACACAAGGCCGAGCACGCGAACAGCAGGGGCACACTCGCC